GGCGGAATGAGCGTTGATCGATTTACGACTCGCTTTGGTCGGACTCTGACTCTTGATGAGCTTCGGGCTCGTGATCCGATGGCGTTTGAGAGGGCGAATCTTTAGGCTTAAACACCCTATCCCAACCATCAGAAAACTTCTTTCTATCTGTTGGGCGCTGTTTTGAGCCTTTGCCCGTCATGCTTCCCCCCTGTCTAAAAACTCTTGTATGCGCTTGATAAGCTGCACATCTAAAGGGAACCCGCCCGGTGTTTCGCCATCGTGCAAAACCGGGCACTTTTTTTCGGTGTCCCAAGTTAACTCGCCGTCATGCCCGGTAAACGACTCCATTTGCTCGGTTGTCCCTCTGCGCAGTCGAAGTGTTCTCATCTCTACCCTCCTAAATAATCCCACTAAATCTAATCCCTCAAACCTTACCACAAAACCAACTTTACAAAACTTTACCCCCTTAGAACTTTTTGTTATATAATGTCGCTAATCCGGTTGGGCCGGTAATAACTCTGGGAGTTGATATGCCATATTTTGAAGTGGAGCAGTCTGTCATTGATGGACTGGATGAGGATTTAAAAGGCAAGTTTGCAGCGTACACGCCTGAAGATGTAACAGGGCTTAAAAACAAAGCAAACGAAGCAGTAAACGAAGCGAAAGACGCCAAGAAAGCCAAAAGAGAGCTAGAAGGGCAGATTTCAAACCTAAACGAGCAGCTTAAAGCGGCTCAGGAAGGTAAAGGCGGCGAAGGTAACGCCGATGCCGCCAAGCTGCAACAGCAGCTAGATGATGCGAATCAGAAGCTAGAGAAAAGTCAAAACGACTATTCCGACCTTCAGAAGAGCGTCACCAAGGCACAGATTACTGGTGAGGCCGCGAAGTTAGCGGCGGGTCTTACTAAAGACGCAACCAAGCGGGACGATTTGACTGAAAAGTTTGTCCGCAGGTTGGCGTTTGATGAAGGCGCAATTAAGGTGCTAGACGCTGATGGTAAATTCACCATATCAAGCACCGACGATTTGGTAGGCGAGATTAAGGGTAAATACCCATACCTCGTAGACGGATCAGCAGCGCAAGGCGGCGGGGCCGCAGGTAACAAAGCCGGGGGCGGGAGTACCGAAAAAACCATTGCTCACTCTGAGTATTCTAAGCTATCTCCACGCGAGAAGGGCGAGAAACAAAGGGCTGGGTTTTCTGTAATAGATGATTAATTAGGTATTTTTAAACATGGCAAACACTTTTACCGACCTCGAAAATGACATTTTTAAGGCTGCGGATGTTGTTGCTCGCGAAGTAACCGGTTTTATCCCCGCAAGCTCTATCAATGTAAACGGCTCTGAGGAAGCTGCGCTAAACGACTCTGTTCGCGCCTCCTTCACTCAGTCTGTTTCTACAGCTACCGTAACTCCTTCCATGACAATCCCAGAAGGAACGGATCAGACTGTTGATAATAAAACACTTACCCTTGACAAAATGAAGGGCGTTCAGATTCCCATCACTGGTGAGGATATTCGTCACCTAGATAATGGCATTGGTTATGCCACCGTTTACGGGGATCAGATTCAACAAGCTATGCGAGCAATTGCAAATGAGGTCGAGTCTGACCTTGCAACCGAGGCTTACACCAACGCCTCACGCGCTGTAGGTACTGCCGGAACCACTCCTTTTGGCTCCAACCACAATGTTGTGAATGAAGCACGTCAAGTGCTGGTTGACAACGGCGCGCCACAGGACGGCAACGTATCTCTTGTTATGGATACGTCTGCCGGAACCAACTTCCGCAACCTGTCTAACTTGTACAAGGTGAACGAAGCTGGCGACAGCTCTTTGCTGCGTCAAGGCGTTCTGACGGACATCTCTCAGATTATGATGCGAGAGTCTGCGCAAATTAGCACGCACACGAAAGGCACAGGCACAGGTTATCTAATCAACAACGCTTCTGGCGAGGCTGTTGGTCAGACTACTCTGACGCTTGACACTGGCTCCGGCACAATGATTGCTGGTGACATCATCACTCACGCAAGCGACAGCGACAACAAGTATGTTGTTAATACTGCGATTTCTGGCGGTGACGTTGTAATCGGCTCACCCGGTCTGCAAATTGCGGCGGCTGATAATGATGCCGTTACTATTGGCAATAGCTACACGCCTAACGTCGCATTCCATCGCAGCGCTCTTGAGCTGGCTATGCGCGCACCTACTGATCCAGTAGTTGCCGGGGTTAACTTGTCTGCTGCTTCTTACGCAACAGCGATCCAAGACCCACGCTCTGGTCTGACGTTTGCTATCAAGCTGTTTGGCGGATACCACAAAGGCATGATCGAAGTGTCAGCCGTTTGGGGTGTTAAGGCTTGGCTTGACAAGTACATCGTTAACGTAATGGGCTAATCGCCCAACCCGACAAGGAAGGGGCTTAACGGCCCCTTTTTTGTATCTACTAGGAGCAAGCAATGACAGAAGCAAAGAAATCAAGCGCTAAAAAAGCGCCAGCAAAGAAAGCAGAGCCTAAAGGGCCGAAGCTGGTCAATATGGTTCGAGATGATGGTCGCGAGGCTAGCGTCCACCCTGATGAAGTTGCGAGCTACATCAAGGGCAACTATCGCGAGGTTTAAACCTTGGAGTATGAAGGTCTCAAGCATATAGGTTATAACCACTCAAGCGGGGCTGCTGTTTATTCATACACAACCAGTCACACGCTTGCACAGGTATTGGCGGCCGGCTATTGCGACGATCCTCGCCACGATCTTGAGTCTGGCGACATTGTTCATGCTTTTTGCTCAGATTATTCGGTCACAATGCTGTATGCTGGTAGCGACACGCTCCAAGTGCGCACTCCGAAAAATATGTGCTGGGAAGACGCGAACGATGCGGCAACCGCAAGCACGCCAATTAGTCATACGGGCGATGCGTCTGACACCTATTTAACCAATGACGGGGCAGGGGTGTTTTCCAAGAGCTACAACCCGCACGGTCATTCGGGGCTCTGGAACGCCTTGACAAACAAGTTTGATTTTAGCGACCTATCGCTCAACGACATTGTTTTGTTGCGAGTCGATCTGACCGTAACAACTAGCGCAAACAACCAAGAGTTTCAGGCCATATGGTCGCTTGCAGAGGGCACGGGCAGCGCGTTTGAGCTGAATATGTATCATGCTCATTATAAAGATAGTGGCGTGAAGCCAATCACCTTTGTCTATGAAATTTACATGGGCGAAGCTGACGTGCTTTCTGGGGGCGGTAGAATACGATTTGAATCAGAAGACAATGCGACCATTAAGGTTAATGGCTGGTACACGAGGGTAATTAACGCATGACACTAACAGTTGAAGACGGCTCCCAAGTAACGGGCGCTGATAGCTATATCACAGAAGCAGAATATCAAGCATGGGCAGATGCTCGCTTCGGCGCTGCGCGATCTACCGCTCCGGCTGATGATGCAGCCGCAGAGGTTTTAATACTTCGCGCAATGGACTATTTCGAGGAGTTGGATTTTATCGGTAACAAGTACACCGAGGCACAGCCCCTACAGTGGCCGCGTGCTGATGTGGTCATAGATAAGTTTGGCGTAGACGCTGACGAGATACCCAGTCAAGTGAAACGCGCCCTGTATGAGCTAACCTATGTTGAAGAATTGGGCGATGGCGAGTTAAACCAGATTTCTCGAAAGACCAAGCGAGAAAAGGTTGACGAGATCGAGGTGGAATATGCAGATAGCTCTGCCAGCCGCAAAACAAGCCCTGCTGTTCGTAGAGCGCTGAAAAAACTGGTCAGATCATCCTTTGGGGTGATTCGTGCCTGATTACACGGCGCTAGCCAGTACCGCCGTTCGGCTGCTAACGGATTTCGGGCGTGATTTAACCTTCACGGCAGAGACTGAGGGCGCGTACGATCCCACCACTGGCAAATATGGCAAATCTACGGCCAACTATACAAAAAAGGCGGCTGTAACGAATTACAAGAGCATTGAGTTTAACGATATTATCCTTCAAGGTGATCTGAAGGTTATTGCTGAGTCATACACTTACGCAATGGGCGACAAAGTATCCATTGATAGCGACGATTACCGTATAATTGACATAAAGCAATTAAAGCCCGGAGCAACCGAGGTTGCTGTCATTTTACAGGTGCGAAAGTGAGTTTTTCTTCGGACATATCCAAAGCGCGAACCAATATCAAGAAAAAAGGCTCACAGAAGTTTAGAGCCCTATGTCTTGAGCTTGGCGGGTCTGTTATTAAGCGCACGCCGGTCGGTAATCCTGAGCTGTGGGAAGCACCACCGCCTCCCGGCTATATCGGCGGCACTTTGCGCAACTCTTGGTTTTCCACTATCGGAACAGAGTCAAATGCGACAGGTCGAAGCCCGGACGCTGGCGGCGGAGACTCCAACACAAATCTATTGGCTGTTACCGGCAATCTTGATATGGGCGAGACGTTTGTACTAAAAAACCCTCAACCCTATGCAAGAGCGATTGAAGAGGGTTGGTCGGGGCAATCTCCGCAAGGAATGGTGCGCGTTACTGCGTCCGAGTTTCAGAGTAAAGCAAAGGTGAAGTTTAGTGGCGGAATTTAACGATATTCAAACAGCGCTTGATAGCCACCTAAAAACCTATCACGACGCAAACAGCGACGACTTTTCTATTGCTTGGCCTAATTCCAACACTGATGAATATACCAGTGAAACGGTGCGCCCCTCGTTTCTACCCGGCGATACTAATCAGGTGTCTTTAGGCGCTACCGGGCAAGATGAAACCAATGGCATATACCAAATTGATATATTCACCAAAAAAGGTGAGGGTCGAAGCCAAATTATTGATATAATTGCAGACCTGTATAAGCGAGGACAGGTACTAACAAGCGGGGCGGCAAATGTGCGGCTTCGAGGGCCGTCAATAGGCGGCTCAAGATACGAGGGTAATTGGTTCGTAACGCCGATTACCATTAACTGGCAAGTTTACACAGAGGCAAGATAAAAATGGCTACAATCGCAACCGGCTCGCAGCATTCGCTGCATTTCGTAGCCGAATCAACTTATGGCACAACTCCGGCGACCCCAACATGGACTCCGTGCCCTCATACCTCCTGCTCTTTAGGCGTTACCAAAGACTCTATTATGTCGTCCAAGCTGCGCGCTGATCGGCAAATAGAGGACGTTCGGCACGGCAATAAGCAAGTTGGCGGCGACATCGGCATAGAGCTTGAATACAGCGCTTTTGACGATCTGCTAGAGGCTCTAATGCAGGGCACTTGGGCAACCAACGTCCTGAAGGCGGGAACAACCTTCCGGTCTTTCACCTTTGAGCGAAAATTCGCCAACCTAGACACGCCAGAATGGCACAGAAGCGAAGGCGGCGTTGTTAACAGCCTGAGCCTTGAGATCACTCCTAACGCAATGGTAACTGGCTCTTTCGGCATTGTTGGCGAAGATTTGGCTATCGACACCTCGGAAGTGGCAAGCTCAACTTATTCGGCTGATGTCGGCAACACTCCTTATGATTCGTTTACCGGGTCAATCACCGAGGGCGGTTCTAGTATCGCAACAGTGACCGCGCTTTCCCTGAACATTGAGAACGGCGTCGAGCCGCGCTTTGCTGTTGGTTCTGACATTACGCTTGAGCCAACTTCCGGCAAATGCAACGTGTCTGGATCGCTAACAGCTTACTTCACTAGCAAAACGCTGTATGAGAAGTTCCTGAACGAAACCGAATCAGAGATTGTTTGCACATTGACCGATCTTGATGGCAACGATTTGCAAATTGACATACCCAAAATCAAGTACATGGCGGGTAATCCCGATGTATCAGACGAAGGAAGCGTAACAGTCGCCTTGGATTTCCAAGCGGTTTATAGCTCCTCTGACGCATCTAACATTGTGTTTACTAGAACGGCAGCATAAATTATGGAGCTTGGAGAACTATTAACGAGAGAAGCGCACGAAGCTGGTGCTGAGTGTAAAATCAAAGGCCCGGACGGAAAGCTAACCGATTTGGTTATTACCGTCCGAGGCGTTGACTCAAAAGAGTGGCGAAAAGCGAACAAGGACGCTCAGAGGGATGCGCTCAGGGCCGCTGCGAACGGAAAGCCTGTTGATGTTGATGAGGTTGGGCTTTTGGTTTCTGCTACTATTGGCTGGCATGGTCTGGTCAATGAGGGCAAGGAATATAAGTTCAGTGAGAAGCGCTGCCGCCAGCTATATGAAGACGCGCCTTATATCCGCGATCAGGTAGATCAGTTTGTGGGAAAGCGCTCAAATTTTACGACGAGCTAGCAGGGGCTTTAGTAGAATACGGAAAGTGGCAATTTTGGGCGCACACAGCGCCTAAAGATGGAAAGCAAAGCCGGTGGGATAGCTGGCAACAGGTAAAGAAATCAGGCGGAGAACCGAGAGAGCTTGAAAGTGCACCAACCCTGCCGGAAGAGTGTGCGAGTGTTTGGCAGGTGTTTGCCTCTCTTGGGCAAAATATAACCGCCTCCGACATAGCTGCATATTGCCAGCTAACGGGGCATGAATTAGACCCTTGGGAAGTTGAGGTAATACTTTCCCTAGATCGTTGGAGGTCAGTAGATTGGCAACAGAATACGCCAACTTAGTTTTAAAGGTTGATTCGTCTGAAGCGGTTCGCGCGGATCGCGCTCTGGATAATTTAGAGGGCGCTTCCAAGAAGGTTGACCGACAAAACACCAGAACGTCTAATAGCAGCAAGATACTAGCTCGCAGCTTGGGCTTGGTGGCTACTGCGGCATCCGTGCGTCAGATCGTTTCTTATGCCGATGCTTGGACAAACGTAGAGAACCGCTTAAAGCTGGTCACAGACGGAACCTATGAGCTAACTCGCGCACAGCAAGACTTGTTTGCCATTGCTCAAGACACGCGGCAGTCGTTTGAATCTACGGCGAACCTTTATCAGCGCATAGCAAGCAACGCGGAAAATCTCGGTATTTCTTACGAAGACTTGCTTGGAATTACCAAGACGGTCAACGAGGCTATGGCGGTTTCTGGAGCTACCGCGCAAGAATCTGCGGCAGCGATTATTCAGTTAGGCCAAGCGATTGGCTCTGGCGAATTACGCGGCGATGAGTTCCGATCCATAGCAGAGCAGGCGCCTCGGTTGCGAGATGCGTTAGTTGATGGGCTTGGCGTTGACGGTGTTGGCGCATTGCGGGAGTTGGCCGAAGCTGGCGAGCTAACATCTGAGCGAGTAATAGCTGCCCTGCAATCTCAGGCCGGTGTTATCGAGTCCGAGTTTGGCGACATGGATGCAACTGTTGGACAGGCTGCGACTGCTTTAAAAAATTCAGTGACACAGATGGTTGGCTCTCTTGATGACTTGCTGCGAGCAACAGAGTCGGCAACTGCAGGATTTACAGCGCTAGCGGACATAATGGATAGTGTATCAGCTCTGGCGCAGACCTTTAATGATGAGTCTGCTGACACATCGGACAGGCTGCTCGCTATTGATGCGGTGCTGATTCGACTTGCATCCAACAACCCCCAACTGCTGAGCCTGTATAACACATGGAGCCTTTTTACTAACAGGGTTGACGAGTCGGATGGCGCTCTTGAGCGTCTACAAGCCTTTGAGCGAGCAATGAATGGCATTGCTACAAACCCCTTGGTAAGCGATAGTGGTTTTCGGTTCTTTGACTATAAGGGCGAAGGCTCAAGCGCCGGGTCGGATCCGCTTGACCTTTCGGGCCTTGGGGCGGCGAGCGCAGCGGATTTGCGCATTTCCACGCGAGATAGAGAGTCCGAGCTTCAAGACCAAGAGCTAGTAGACGCCAAAGACCACGCCGCAAAAATGCAGGAAGTGCAGGACGATATTCTGCAAAACAAGCTGGATGGTTATAGCGTCCTCACAGACGCAGCCTCAGCCTATTTCGATGGGCTAGAAGGCAAAGAAGCGGCCTATGCACGCGCCGCGTTATCAATTGGCGAGCAAATGCTAACCGAGCAGGGAAGGCAGAAGCTATCGTCCTTGTGGGCGAACACATACGATGCCGCAATGGGCGCTTATTCGGCC